AACCACAACCTAAGCCACAGGTACATCAGCCTACTATTGAAGAACTCTTGAAGGATCCTAAGAAACGTAAAGAGTTGACCGATGGTATGAACGCAGAGAAACCCAAGGAACTCAAAGGTCGTAATGCAGAAAACTTGAGTGATGATGAATTAGTAAATCTTTATAACGAATATAGAAAAACGAAAGGACAGTAATAGATGATACCACGACTAACCACTAAGACTGTAGTGGGACAGCGTACCTATAATTTCAGCTTTGATTATATTGCACGAGATTTTATCAAAGTAGAAATTGATGGTAGGCTATTGGAGTACGACAAAGACTATACAGTTAATGGTCGTACAGTAAATCTAGTTGTCGCACCTACAGAGGTGAAACCACTCTACATTTATCGTGAAACAGCTACCATTCCTCTTGTAGAGTGGAAAGATAGCTCTATCATGACTGCTAGAGACTTAAACCTTCAGCAAACACAGACAGCTCACTTAACGGAAGAACTTGTCGATACTGCGGAGCAGACTAGACGAGTACTAGATGATACTAAACAACTTAAAACTGATATTGCTAACGACAATGCTGCTCTTGCAGAACTAGCTAAAAGTATTGTATCAGTCAAACTGTTTGGAGCTGTAGGTGATGGTGTAACAGACGACACTAAAGCCTTTAAGACTGCTAACAATAACCTTAGCGGTAAGATACTGTTAATTCCTAAGGGTAACTATGTTATCCAAGAGCACATGAGCTTCAATACAGTATCTGATGTAATGGACTATGGTACTTATACATATATCAAACCATTCTACCCTAATGAAACACCTATGCTACAAGGAGCTAGTAACATTGCTAAGCTAGGCGAGTTTACTTATGACGAAGGGGTAAACCAAATACAAGGCTTCACATATAACGAGAAGAAAGACGTATTCGTACTTGCTTGTATTAATAGTGAAAGCACTGTACAGCATATCTATGAGGTTAATGCAGATACACTACAGCGTACCAATAAGTACACCTTTGAAGATGAACGCTTAGGACACTGCAATACGATGGCTTATAACAAGTACACCGACAAAATCTATGTAACCAATGGTAAAGCTAATGGTAACAACATTACAGTACTCAACGCTAATACAATGCAGATTGAGGATACAATCACTTTGTCGGAGCGTGTATTCAACCTTGCGTATGATCCAATTACAAGAACATATGCTTCCATTGTACCTGTAGCAGGCAGTCAACGGCTTCGTGAAGTAAACCTTTATGGCGACACATTCAAACGCTATAAGAGCTACCAAATTGACTACGAGTACAATGACTTCAATAATAATGGGGCACTAATGCTCAATGGAGCAATCATGTCGGCTACCTTAGGTAGTCTTGTAGAAATCACACCATTCGGACAACTCAAGCAAATCATTGAGTTTAACCCTAAGTTTGAAATCGAGGACATTGCGTATCGTAAAGGGAAATTCTACTTTGCAGTGCTCATTATGCAACCTAATAAGAAGCATAAAGTAGAAATCTATATAGGTAACCCATCGAAAAGTTTTGAGAACTCCTTAGCTACTCAACAGCTTGAAGCGAGCTTCTTAAAGACAACTGGTGGTAACCTAACTGGAGCACCTATCTTAGCCAACAATATCTCCTTCCAAGCTAAAGATACTAAAGGTAGTGCTCACCACTTATTCCGTATCACTGATAAAGATAACTTCGAGATTGGCATGGCTGATACTAGACTTATCTTTGTCGGTAAAACCCTTGAGGTATACGACAGAACTAAGAATAAGACTACTAGAGTACTGAACGAACTTGATATTGGCGAGACAATATTGAGTAAAGCTAAAGCAGATGAAGCATACTTCCCTAAAGCAGGTGGTGAAGTAGGTGGAGCTATTATCCTTCCTAATGGTATATCTGTTCAAGCTAAGGATAGCAAAGGCAGTGCTCACCATGTATTCAGAATTACCAATGGTAACAATCTTGAGATTGGCATGGCGGACACACGCACAATCTTTGTCGGTAAAACTTTAGAAAACTACGATAGATCCGATGGTCGAATTTATAACATTCTGACTGCTAAGGACGCTTATCTTAAATCTGAAGTCGACACTAAACTAACTGAGATTAAGAATACCTTAGGCACCGCCTTTAATCAAACACAAGCTGACGCACGCTATCTACAGTTATCAGGTGGTAGCTTAACAGGAGCTCTTATTCTTCCTAATAATATCTCTTTGCAAGCTAAAGACAGCAAGGGTGGCTCTCACCATGTATTCCGTATCACTAACAAGGATAACCTTGAGATTGGCATGGCTGATACACGAACACTCTTCGTAGGTAAGACTTTTGAGTACTTTGATAGAACCGATAATCAAACCTATAGAGTAGCCACAGAGAAAGACCTTAGAAATATCTTAACAGCTGAGACAGTGAACACTAAAGTAGCTGAAGCTAAGACCGAATTAGAAGGTAAGATAAATCAGGTTAAAACTCAGGTAGACGCTAAGGCAGACAAGACGACAACTGAAAGTAAGCTCACAGAGTTAGAGACAAAAGTAAATGGTAAAGCTGACACTACTAGCTTAGCAACACTTTTACCTAAATCTGAAGCGAGCACTACTTATTTGTCTAAAGCAGACGCAGAGACTACCTATGCGAAGAAATCTGAGATACCTACAGGTGGCGGTGGTGGAGCTACAGAACCACAGGCACACTTCACAGTTGTCTCTACAGCTACTGACTGGAATACATTCACTAACACTGGGGTATACCAAATTAAAGTAGCAGGCGGAGCTAACGCACCTTCACAAGCACCATGGGGTGTAACTATCCCTGATGGCTTCCTTAAAGTAGTGAATTATGGTAATGGTCAATTCATTGAACAATACTTCTATACTAACAATGGTGAAGTCTACTACAGGGTATATGGTACACCACGTTGGAGATCTTGGGGTCGTGTACAAACTTCCCTTAATGGTACTGTACGCTTGTATGGTGGTAAGGAACTTAAATAACATAACGAAAGGAGCATATATTGTTAATACCTTCTCAAGTGCTAGGAGACGCTCTTCTAGCACTCCTTCTTGTAATCATCATTGTCTTTATCGACACAATCACAAAATGGACAGCTATTGCTATCCGCTACTGTAAAGACAAGGAATATAATCCTACAGTGATGAACCTATTCAGAGCTATCTTCTTCCGAGCATGGGAGACTGGCTATTTAGAAAGTAAAAAATACAAGTGGAATATTATGATTAAGTTTGTCTCTTATTCCACAGTCATATTCTTAGCAGTATTTATATACCTGCTGTTCCCTCAATATGAGATACAAGGCTTCCACATCGGTAAAATTGTATCTCTTTTGTTATATGTAGGGATAATCTTTGCAGAACTCTTCAGTATCGCAGAGAACCTTAAAGAAGCAGGATATGAACGCAGTCAATTATTCGACAGGGTACTTGAAGCAGGCTTGAGTAAGATTGGAGTGAACTACAGAGTAGATGATAACAAGATGACTGAATTACCTAAGAAAGTATCTACAGAAATCGAAAGGAGAACTGATGAGAGAGATTAGATTTGAGGATTTGTCGGACTATACAGTCCCTGCTAGAGGGGCAATCGACAAGATTTACTTGCACTGGACAGGCGGTCATTATGGACAGCCATTTGGAAGTTATCACCTAAACATTGATGCTAATGGGACTATGTATACTGACATGGACAGCTTTATGGACTTAAAGGCTCACACATGGAGACGTAATAGTAGAGCTATTGGTATTACTTTATGCTGTTGCTATAAGGCTTCTATCAATGCTGACACTGGAGACATTGATTATGGCTCAGAGCCACCTACACAGGATCAATTAGACATGATGGCTAAAGTTGTCGCTAAGCTATGCGTAGAGATTGGTATTTACCCTGAAGGTAACGTATGGACACACGCAGAAGTAGCTGACTTTGATGGCTATGGTTTACATGATGACGACCCAGACATGAGATGGGACTTGTATGGTTTAGGTTGGCAGATTAGACAGAGAGTGAGGGAATACATTAATGCTTGGAACTCCGAACAAACACACGATTAAGAACTGGCTAAAGATTATTATACCTATTATCTTTGTCGTAGTTGTAGCGTTCCTTGCATACCGATTTAACACTCATGAAGCTCCTGTAGAGCCTACATATACACCAAAAGCTCCTATCCATGTAGAGCATGAGAGAAAGCAAACGACTACCTTTGAGTATCTACCAAAGACTGTAGATCCAATCACTGGAGTGCGTGAAGATACTGATGTACAATTCACGACTAAGCAGGAGCCTATTGTAGTCAATGTCAATGGTAAGCGACATGAAATTGCTACAGATAACGTAAAGGAAGAACATAAGCTAGACAATGGTAAGCTAGTCGTAACTGAAGTACACGAAGCAGTACTGGACTTAACTGTACCTGAACAGCCACGCTTTAAGAAAGGCATTTATGTTGAGACAGACTTTAACAACGACAAGGCAATCACAGCAGGAGCTAGATTGTCGTATCAAACACCAAAGTTTGACGTAGACCTAAAGGCTGACCTTTATAGTCAAAAAGAACACATGAAAAGAACAACACTAACCGCTACTGGTTGGTTCTAACCAATAGCCCTCTATGGAACTTCCGTAGGGGGCTTTTTATTATTCCTAAGGAGAACTTATGGCTAAAGTAATTAGAACTCAAATGAAAGCTATCAGAGCTAAATGTTTAGATTGTTGCTGTAACGACACTAAAGAAGTCGACAACTGCCCTTCAGAGGACTGCCCTTTATGGGACTACAGAATGGGTAAGACACCTAAGGGTGTAACTAAAGTAAACAAATTAGACCTTAATGCAACACGCAAGAAAGGAGAATAAATGAATATTAAACCTGAAATCTTAGACCAATTAGCAGAGCTTGAAGTAAACGCTTTACTTGAAGGCTTGCAAGACCCTGAAGTGAGACGTAACCCTTCCTTCCTTGAGAAAGTTAGACGCTTCCTTCGAGACAACAAATTGGAGACCACTCCTGAGTTAGCTATTGCAGTCAAGCAGGAGACACATGAAATTCCAGTGTTTGACCCACCGAAGCTCATGGAAGAGCACTATGGTGATCATTAATGGAGTGGACTGAAGAACAGATAGCGAAGGCTAAAGAGGACTTTAGGGTATTCATCTATATGGTATGGAAGATGATTAGTCTACCTGACCCTACACCTATCCAATACGACATAGCTCATACCCTTCAGAACCTTCCAAACGACCGCTTTATTATCGAGGGCTTCCGTGGTGTAGCTAAATCATTCATCACCTGTGCATACGCTGTATGGACGCTATGGAGAGACCCACAGAAGAAAGTTGAGATTGTCTCCGCTTCTAAAGACAGAGCAGACGCTAACGCTATCTTTATCAAACGTATTATCTATACGCTACCATTCTTAGCTCACTTAAAGGCTAGACCTGACCAACGAGACCAACAGAACTTATTTGATGTCGGTCCTGCTGTACCTGATATTTCTCCTAGTATTAAATCTGTAGGTATATCAGGGCAGTTGACTGGTAGTCGTGCAGACCTTCTTATTGCCGATGACGTTGAAGTAGCTAACAATAGTGGTACTCAGACACAACGAGACAAGCTCAATGAAGCCGTTAAGGAGTTTGACGCTATCATTAAACCTAAGGGACAAATAGTTTACCTAGGTACTCCTCAGAATGAAATGAGCTTGTACAATGAGTTGCAACAGCGTGGCTATAAATGTCGTATATGGACTGTATTGTATCCTGAGAGTTTATCTGAAAGAGAATTCTATGGAGACCGCTTAGCAAAGATTATAGCTGACAAATATGACGAGAACCCTGACCTCTATGCAGGTAAGCCTACAGACCCTAGACGCTTCGATGAAGAAGAAATTTACAAGCGTAGATTGTCTTATGGTAAAGCAGGCTTCGCACTTCAGTTTATGCTTAACACTAACTTGAGCGACCAAGAGAAGTATCCATTGAAAGTACAAGACTTGATGATTGCTAACTTGTCGCTTGATGAAGCTAATCTCAAGTGGTACTGGAGTAATGACCGACAACTTCGCATTAATGATTTACCTTGCGTAGCACTTAAAGGCGACTACTTCTATGAACCTCAAGGACGATCTACAGAAGTCTATGAGTACAATGGTACAGTCATGGCAGTAGACCCTTCAGGTAGAGGTAAGGACGAGACCTCTTATGCAGTCGTTAAGTATCTTAATGGCTACCTATTCGTACTTGAAGTAGGTGGTACTAGAGAGGGCTATAGTGATAGTACACTTCGACAACTGGCTAACAAGGCTAAAATCTATGGTGTTAATGAGATTGTCGTAGAGGGCAACTTTGGTGATGGTATGTTCTCTAAACTCTTCGCACCAGTACTCAATGCAATTCACCCTTGTCGTATCACTGAAGTAAAGAACTATGCTCAGAAAGAAGCACGCATTATTGATACCCTTGAGCCAGTCATGATGAGACATAAATTGATTGTACATAAGCAGGTTATCCTTGACGACTATCAAGTCTATGAGAACGCTCCTGCATACTCTTTAATCTACCAAATGACACGCTTGAGTAGAGACAGAGGAGCACTGGCACATGATGACCGCTTAGACGCTTTATGTATGGCTGTAGCCTACTGGTTAGAAGTCATGGATAGAGACGAAGAGCAAGGTGTATTAGAACAAATGGAAGCACGCTTAGAGCAGTGGTTAGATCCTGAGAAGGGCATATTCTACAGAGATGAGACTAACCAAATGAGACCAATGGGACGAGCAGAAGCTAAACGAATAAGTACCTATAATATGCTAAAGAATTATTAATACGAAACCCTAAGGAAGTCAGAACGATTTCTTTAGGGTTTTTGTGGCTATTGAGCGTGCACAGAGGTTTATTTTGTCGTCTACAGATTGTCTAAGGTGTTTGTACCTAAGGAGCTACACACGCTCAGACAAAATCGCCAGAGAGAATGTAGGTTATCTTATACGACATAAACCTATAGTATACCTAAAGATACTCTATAGGTACTCTTTAGTCCATCTATAGTATACCTAAATGTAATACTTGTATGAGTATTTCTCAATGTACCACCGAGATAGAAGAATATCTTCTAGCTCTTCTTTTAGTTTACTAATAGAATTCTTGAGACAACTACGACAGTAGAATAACTCAAGCAGTGCTATTAGTCTTTAAAAGAACATTGTTTAGGTATTTACTCATTGAGGTAGCAATTAGAATACTATAGATCAATTAGTAAACTAACGAAGTTTAGTATCAATTAGAATACTATAAGCACTCAATTAGAATACCTAAAGACAGCTATTAGGAACCCTAAAGCACACTGCGTAAGCATGATACTTTAGGAATACTAATAGATACAACTTCCGAAACCATACACGTCTTTATGTTATACTTAAAGGGTAGCAAGTTTACTCTTTAGGTAATTCTAAAGAGGTGTAACAAAATGAAATATTTAGACTATATTGACACATGGCTAAAGTATAAAGAAAGTGAGTACTCCTTTAGTACTCTAAAGACCTATAAAGGACTGATTAATAAGCACTTTAGACCATTCTTTAAAGACCGACAAATTGAGGACTTAACACGACTGGAACTACAAAACTTCATCAATACCTTAACGACTTCACAAAAGGTATGTATAGCACTCCTAAAGAAAACCTTAAAGGAACTATACTACGATGAACTAACCCCTAAGGACTTCTCACAACAACTAAGAAGACCACCAAAGGCACACGTTACAAAGCCTAAGCAAGCCCTAACAAGAGAGCAGGTAGAACAGCTATTCGAATACCTGAAGCCTAACAGATGGTACTACCTAATACGGCTCCTGTTTACCTCAGGGTTACGAATAGGGGAAGCCCTAGCCCTCCAGTGGTCAGACGTCCTTTGGTACACTAAAGACCACTCTTTAGTACAGCAAAGGGAATACGACCAGTGTACCTATGTCGTCTTAAAGATAACCAAGACGTTTGACGAACATCAATGCACTAACCATGAACCTAAGACAGCCTTTAGTATTCGAGACGTCATCGTTACCGATCCGACAACTATAGAGCTCTTAGCTTCCCAGTGGTCAGATGTAGGATACCCTGAGAACTCCTATATAGCCCAATCGAGACGCTGTAGTAATCAACCAGTATCTAGAGTTGCTATAAAGAATATCTTCAGGAAAGCTACAGAAGCACTGGATCTACCATTCGTATTGACACCACATCACGCTAGGCTCAACTATACGAGCCACAGCTTAGCTAATGGTGTAAGCGAAAAGAACCTACAAGCCCAACTAGGGCACTCCAATAGTAATCTAATTCGGACTGTGTATGGGAAAGCCATTGGCAATCGTTTAGAGGAACTAATAGATAAACCTAATGTCTATTACTTCCGATAACGATATATTAACCATAAGTCCCTAATGTCCACCTAGAGGGGAAAATTGCTACAAAATTTTATGAGCCCATATATACTATTCAGATTAGAGCCTGAGCCCCCTGTGCCCCTGCCTTGTCGTGCCTTCGCTCACGCTTGGCTCTCCGCAGGTTCACTCAGTGTTACCTCTACTACCTAGCATACTCTCACTCTGCACGACCACATTCACACCAATAGCCACCTCAGTGTCCTTCGGTGCGTGGGTTAATGACAGTATGCGAGAACTTAATTTTTGAAACTCCTGACGTGCAATTTGTACACCACAGGAATACATCAGTACTCTTATAGTCCACTTACAGTAGACATTGTGTACAAATCGTATAGAGCAACGTATTGACTGCCTATGGTTCACTCCGTGCTCCGTCCTATGGACTTCACGTCGTTCACTGGAGATAACCGACAAACAACTAATGGCGACTATTAATGACTACCTGATGGATAACTTCAGACCAACTAAGGAATACTTTAGCACACTAAAGGATATCCAACTGTTCTCCACAGGCAGTCATTGTTGTGCACAATTAGTCTCTTTTTGATTGAGGGCTATGGACAGCCCTTGAGAGCCTAATTGCACACAACACGACAGCACAGATAGGTACGCTATAGGCATTACTGAAGTAATACGACCAGTTAGCGAAGCCGTGTTCCGTGTAGGACAGTGATGTACCAAACGACAGGCGACCACTGGAAAAGCCAATGGGCACAACGTAGTCCTCATGAGGGTACTAACAGCACTGCGACAACTGACCACTGGGAACACGTTGCACACAATGGGTACTGCTGTAGTGCCATGCAATCACTATCACTATAGGACAGTAGTACCGCTACACTTCACTTCAGTCGCCAATCGAGCTTCGCACAATCGGCTCATTGCGTTACGTTACGCTACTGAAGAAGTTGTTAAGAATACATAAGAACTCTGAAGGTGCTCATCAGCGATCCGACAACCATTAAGTTTTGTCGTACTCATTTAGATAAACAGTGGTACGACAAATAGATTATTTATCAAACAACACAAGTTACCTATATAAAACTTTAGTGTACTAAAGAAATTCAAAAGGCAACCGATAGAGCTATTCATACAGCTTCATCAGTTGCCTTTTTGTGTCGATTTTTTACATATGCGTTTTTTAGATCGTGGTAGATTAGTCTCTATTGACTAAGTTACTTAGCTTTATTGTGAATGTCCCATCTTCGTTAGGAATAGCAACGCTTTTTGTCGCTATCTCGTTAACCATAAATTCACGAATAGCCTTGCTTATATTCCCATCTTTACATACTGCTTGAAAACCTTCTTTAAGCTCATGAGGGATACGAAGAGATAGAGTAGTGTCTGCGTCAAGACTAGCATAGTAATATAATAATTGATAATTCTTTTCCATGAGTTGCCACCCCTTCAGAAGAGTAAAAAAA